ATAATCGTTCTTCTCTTTACCAGATAGGTCTACTTCTTCAGGTCGCCAGAAGAAGCTTAATTGCTGTAAAAACAAATCATAAATTTTCTTATAGCGATACTTATCATATCTCTGTAAATTTAACCCCTCTCCAAAAAACAGCGGTTGTTTCGTGGTGTCGACATTATTTTTATTAATGATACTCTTCATCTTGTGTTATTATAACTTACATGCACCGCCAGGGCAATCACTTTCTTCTGGCGCTATATCTGTTTTACCGTCATCTGTATTCGCATAATATAATGTTTTGAGACCGACCTTATAGGATCTTAAAATATCTTTAGCTACTACTGATAATGGTAGGTTGTTCTCTTCATATTTGCTGAAGTTATAATAATGATTCGCTGAGATCGCTTGATCAAAATATTTTTGTAATACTCCGCAAATATTAATATAACCATTATTATCATTCATTTCATACGCTAGAGAATATTTGTTCTTATATTTCTGAATTTCTGGCACTACTTGAGGTATAAGACCTTGTTTAGATTTTTTTACTGTTACTAAACTCCTAGGAGGTTCAATACCATTAGTAGAGTTAGTAACTAATGAAGAACTTTCACAAGGCATTAATGCTGTGAGGGTACTATTTCTTAATCCATGTTTTTTAATATCCTTACGAAGACCTTCCCAATCATACGTAAGCTTTCGTTTAACAAGTTTATCTACCTCTTTGCAGTATGTATCTATAGGTAATATACCCTTACTGTATTTTGTACGATCAAACCATTCACACTTACCGTTTTCTTGAGCTAACTTATTAGAAGCCTTGAGAAGGTAGAATTGGATAGCCTCTGCTAGTTCATCAGTTACTTTAAGAGCTTCTTTATCCTCATACGACACTCCATTCTTAGCTAAATAGTATGCAAAGTTAGTTATACCTACTCCAATACTTCTTCTCTTCTTCATATTAAGAGCAGCGCTTACAGGGTATAGTTGATTCTCGATTACATAATCTAAAGCTAATACTACATTCTCACATAGTTTTTCTAATTGATCTAATTTAGTAATTGCACCTACGTTGATAGCCGAAAGAACACACAAAGCTATCTCACCAGTTTCTTGATCGTCTATATGTTCTATAGGGGTTGTAGGTAATGTAATTTCCTGACATAAGTTAGACATACTAACACTATCAATAAAAGAACTATGCTCATTGACATGATCTATATTCATTACATACATACGACCAGTCTCAATTCTTTCCTGACAAAACTGCATAAATAATTTTCTAGCAGGTATTTTCATCTTAGGAATTTTGCGAGATAATTCATACTGTTCATATAGTTCTTCAAACTTATTAGTATCGCTCACAAACGCATCATATAAGTCAGGAACCTCATGAGGACTAAAAAGAGTAATAGGCTTATCCTCAACAAACCTCTTGTAAAAAAGCTTGTTAAATTGGATAGAATAGTCCATTTTACGAACTCGATTATCATCCGTGCCTCTATTATTTTTTAATACTAAGATTTCTTGAATCTCTTTATGCCAGAAAGGAAAGTGTGTTGTAGATGATCCACCACGAACTCCATTCTGAGTACAACACTTTGTTGTAGATTCAAACATTTTGAGAAACGGTACAACACCTGTATGTATAACTTCTCCATTTCTTATCTTAGAACCTACAGCACGAACCCTTCCCATATTTAAACCAATACCAGCTCTATTAGCCGTATAATAACCAACAGCTGTATTGGAATGAAATATAGAAGGTAAAGAATCGCCTACATCTATTAGTGTGCACGAACTGTATTGACGTGATGGAGTTCGGACACCGCACATAACAGGTGTAGGCAAAGAGGTTTTAAATGTACTGATGTCATTGTAGAATGCTTTGATCCTACGTAAACGTACATCTTTCTTTTGATCACTGAATAGAACCATTGAGATAAGCATATACATATATTGTGGTGTCTCATACACCTTATTGGTATGCCTATCTTTTAGTAGGTATTTGTCTACTAATTGTTGAAGACCAGCGTAGACAAAAAGATAGTCTCTATTGTGTTTAATATAATTGTCTAATTGATCTAGTTCTTCAGGAGAATATAAGTATAAGAGCTCTGGATCATATACGCCATTTTTTATATTAGCTTTAATAACTTCAATGAGAGGTGGCATATTATCAGAGACACCAAACACTTGCTTACGTAAAAAATAATTTAAGAGGTTTGCGGCTACTGTTTGATAGTTAGGAGCGTCCTCAGAGATAAGATCTGCAGCTGATTGAATTATTAATTGATGTATATTACTGGATTTAATTCCATCGAACAGCTGAAGCTTAGCATTAATTTCAATATCACTGACACTGACCCCTTTAATGTCCTTTGTAGCCCAAAACAAGACCTCGTGGATCTTGTTGGCGTCAAATTCTTCCGTTCTTCCATCACGTTTAACTACATTCATTCGTAATAATTATTTTAATGATTTATTTACGAATATCAAGGTTAACGTTTTACGGTTGCTTGCCCGAAATAAAAGCCAATAATAGCGGTTAAGGCTTGTCGAATCTCAGGTACTAGTAAGTAACCATCTATCTCTACAAACACAGGCTCGGTCTTAGTACCTAACAATCCCCATAGTACTTTTTTTGTAATCATTTCTTCAACAACAATAGGATGATTAAAGAATGTTATAATAAATGGAGCTAAGATAACTCCAAATAATACACTAATAACAATAACGCGCCGGACCCACTTACCTGCATCAACACTAACTCTCTCTACGGCTTTATCAGCTGAAGCATCTGCAGCTTCTTTATCTTTAATAAGCATCTCAAACCGCTTTTGTTCATTTTCGGCTCGTTTAGCTACAATCTTAAAAAAGAAACCTACAACTGATCCACCGAACATAGTTAGTATCTCTGCTGGTATCATATAATTATTTATAAAAAAAGCGCCCGAAGGCGCTTAGGTCTACTAACATTACAGCGGAGAATTTTTAATAGGATTGTTTAAATGCTTGAACTAGTTCTTTATTAGCTCTTGCAGCACCAATTGCTTCTATTAGTTTCTTAGCTTCTGCTACAATGTCTGGGTGCTCCCCAATACCTGCGGGATTATTTAGATAATTATCTAAATTTGCTGCAGCAGTCTGTTCTTGAGCAACATATATTGTATATAATGCTTCTAGTATTTTATTTTTATTATTACTCATTAGTCTAAAAATCCTTTCCTCTTATCATAAAGTAGTCTATCAGACTTATCAGGAGTACTAATATTAGTTTTATAAACCTTTTCAATGTCCTCCTCGTATTTAATTTTCTTTAGTCCTTCTTTATGGACTAACCGCGGATCTTTGTCAGGAGAAGAATACTCTAACTCTCTTCTTTCGTTCGTATAAATATCCTTCACAACGATTTTGTATGCATTCATGAGCATGTTTCAAATATTAACTTATTTTTATCTACTTTGCAAGATATTTTTTTCGGCTTCATCTTACTCTTTATTATTAGTGTAGCAATCTCAGCTTCAATATGTTTTTCAAAAAACCTTTTTAAGAAGCGAGCTCCAAATTTTCTACTATAACCTTGTTCAGCTATATGCTTACGAGCACTCTCACTCAATACGAAAGTAATTGTATTACTTTTCTCTAACTTATCAACAAATTTATTGGTTTCGATATCAACTAAGTTATATATGTCACTTTGATTTAAATGCTCAAATCTAATTATTTCCGATAATCGATTTAAAAACTCTGGTTTAAAAAACTTTTGTAAAGAGTTCTCTAAGTCTACAGTACTAATCGCTGTAGAACCAAAACCAATTGAATCCTTTTCAAACATATCTGCTCCAATATTACTAGTAAAAACAATAATACAATTCTTTAAATTAATTTTACGACCTACACTGTCTGTAAGTTCTCCTTTATCTAATACTTGCAAGAATATATTAACTACGTCTGGGTGGGCCTTTTCAATTTCATCTAACAATATTAAACTATAAGGGTTATTTTTAATATAATCACAAAGTAAAGATCTATCTCCATAACCTACATAACCAGGAGGAGAACCAATTAGTTTACTTACCGAGTGGGCCTCCATAAATTCAGACATATCAATTTTTAAAAAGTTCTGTCTATCATAAAAAAAGTATTCTGAAATTAATTCGCATAGATATGTTTTACCTACTCCAGTGGGACCTACAAATAAAAATGAACCTAATGGTCTATGCGGATCTTGTAGACCTGTTTTTACTCTTTTGAAATGATATAATATAGAATCAATAGCTTTAAATTGAGATACATATTTCTCTTTAATTGATTTTTCAACCTTTGTTAAATCAGGTAAACTACACCCACTAATATCAGTAACTGGTATACCTGTCTTTGTGCTTAATATATGGGTTACAGTAGCCTTTGTAATTACTTTATCGAATTCTTCTTGTTTGCTTTTATCAAATTCTTTTTTAAGTTTATTAGACATAGTTTTCTCGCGACGTTTAATTTTTAAACCTAACTCAAAGTCATAAGACTCTACTGCTTCAAGCTTCTGTCTTCTTAAAGAATCGATTTTTTGTTGTAACTGAACTAATTGTTCGGAAGTATTACCAGTCTGGTTTTTTATATATGATCCGCATTCATCTAATAAATCTAACGAACACGAAGGCTGACTTTTATCTGTAATATATCTACTGGAAAGATTAACAATATCTTCTACTATATCTCTATCAAATCTTACGTCGTGAAACTTTTCATATGTAGGTATCATACTATACATAATATGTTTTGTTTCAGCAAGGTTAGTCTGCCTTACTACAATGTTTTCAAACTTAGAGCTTATAGTTGTAATATCATCTATATATTTTTTATAGTCATCTGAGGTACACGTTCCGATAAAGTTAATATCATCACTACTAAATAACTCACTAAAATATTCTTCTATATTAGATGTACCATCAATACGAGTAATGAGAGCAATATCATTTATAAATAGTATTACATCGTTATTTTTCTTTAAAAATTCTTGTAACGTATCTACACGCGATTCTAAATCTCCTCGAAACTTAGTACCGCTAATTAGAGTCTTTAGTTTAAGCTCTAGTATTCTTTTATTTTGTAAGTGGGTAGGGGTTAACTTTTTTGTTATTCTCCTAGCTAATTCATAAACTACTGATCTTTTACCGACACCAGGCTCCCCAGTAATAATAATATTTGTGTTATGTCTTTTTCCTAAAACTAAATAAATCTTCTCAAATTCTGCATCTCGCGAAAATGTACTTCGAAGTTCATTAGTAGCAGCTTGGTGTGTTAAGTCTATAAAATATTGTTCTAAACTTTCGGGTATAGTAGTAGTAATTAAACTAGTGGGCTCTTTTTCTATATCTCCTAGTTCTTTTTGAATAGCAGACTTAACATTATCAAAATTTAATCCATACTCAGATAATATAGATGTCGCAACTCCATCATTCTCATATAATAGAGAGAGAAACAAATGTATTACATCTACTGTGTTTTTGTTTAGTTTCTCTGCAAGCCTTTTCGCGAATTCTATAATACGTAAAACCCTAGGAGTAAAATTAGGACCAGCGTCTAGCTTAAATAATTTATTATTTTCTTCAAGCTGACATATACTACTTACTACATCTCTTAAATGCAAGACATCAACCTTTAATCTATTAAAGGTTTGTTCTAAGAATTCATCTTCACTCTCTACTAAACCTAAAAGTAAATGCTCGGTTCCAGCGTATCTACATTTAAAATCTTCAGCATAATTTTTAGATAAAGCGAGTGCACTTTGTGCAGTTTGACTAAACTTCATATATTCTTAATTATACTTATAACGTAATTCGTTGATCGCTACTAAGATAACAATCTTAAAGATGTCTTCGATCGTGTAATATATGTCCTTTAGTAATACCTGTGCCAGTAGATGTTACACTAGTAAATGTTCCTCTAGCTATACCACCAGCGTCTCCACCAGCCCGGGCTGCCCAAGCAGAAGATATAGTGGCAAAACCAGATCCAGTATTACCAGCGGGCGGGTTTGGTAGTGCAGGTATATTACCATCAGTACCACCAGGTTCGCCAAAAGAACCACCTGCTAAACCACTCATTGCTGGATAATTACTAACAACCACAGTCTGTACAGGATTTAAGAGAGATACAGTACCAGTTAAATTAGTAATAGCGCCACCTGCTCCACCTGCACTAGTGCTTCCTGCTGCACCATTACTCATATAAATATGAGCAAAATTAGGATCTTGAGCTAAAGTAACTGTATTACCGGTTTCATCCACAATTTCTTTTATTGCAGCTAAACCTGCTGCTCCAGCGCCAGAAGAGTGTAAACCTTGACCACCACCTCCACCAGAACCAGCCGAAAGGGCACTAACTGCAGCCATTGATTCGGCGCTAACCCCTACAACACCACCACCACCACCGCCAGATCCACCGTATATAATACCGGAATTTTGAATTGTAAGTACATCAAAATAAGTATTCATATTGATACTACCTATTGCAGGACCCCCATCTTGGGCAAAATGGATATGTGCACTTAAATCATCCGAACCTGTACCATCTTGAGAAAAGTCAGAACCAGAGAGCCAAAGACCACCGTGGCCTCCATGACCACCTTTACCAACTAATGCCGCACCAGAATCAACAATAACGTTTAACTTGTTATTACTATAATTTAAAGCATGGTCTGGTTCAAACTGTATTGCGCCAGATATAGTAGAAACAGAAAATACTGATAACGGGCTATTAATTGTAAAATTAACTTGAACTGGTTTTGTAGCTGATACAGCAGAAAATGCAGCTCCATTATTTTCTTCAGTGCTAGCTGATAAAGCTTCCCATATATTAACACAAGATAACAAATCATTACTCGTTCCATCAGCTCTGTACGTCGCTGATACGGAGGATAAATGTAATGAAATAGTTTCAAAATTATCATTAACCAAAAAGTCCTGCTGAGTAATAACCCCTAAGTCCGCATTATCACTAGGGTTACTAATACGCACACTCAAATTACGTATATTAGAATTTGACGTTAAATTATTAATAGCGCTTAAATCAAATACTACTGATGTAATACTTTCTGTAAATGTAATAGTACTAGTATTTTCAACTGCAAGAGCTTTGGTCTGAGATGGGCCAAAATTGGCAAAATCACCTCCCGAATCTGTTACAACCGCATATTCTGTACTTAACGGTACAACCGGAGTGTATTGAGTATCAGCAATATTAGTGGGAATAATTTGTATGTTTACGCTCGTATCATCTCCTGTGAGGTAATCTACTCCGGTGTTAGGTATACGCTTTATTTGAACTCTACTAGTAGAACCTTCTGCTAAAGTGCCTGTACTCGCTGAAAGAGAAACAGTAAACTGTTTACCTATAGGTACTATATCTACTTCGTGGGTATTAGCTTCAGGATCAATAATACAATTAGTATTTTCCTCTAAAATAATTCTAAATGTTTTATTACCGCTACCAAATATTTGACTGGTTTCTATTTTAATTGTATCAGAAGTTTGCCCTTTCCCGAAAGTTCTAGCACTAGGATCTAAAACATCTATATAATCTAAGTCAGATGATAAGGCTGCGGTCTTTGTATCATCTGTTCCTCCTAATACAGTATAGTATCTGTAGCTACATGCCGAACCGCTAGATAAAAGATTAACTCTAGATACAGTTATTTCAACTTCATCTCCTGCGTCTACTGTAGATGATGAACTAGCAAATTTTACTACATTAGGAAATTCAGTCATATCTCCAGGGAGATATATAA